CCATTGTCATAAGCCTTTATATTGTTACAACACTAATGTAACACATTACATATGGATGTCAAGTTCTTTTTCTGTTTTAGTCGATACTTTTTTATTAGGATCTACAAGTTTGCGTAGCCAACTGTCAGCAATGTATGCCTTGGGTGATGGACCTAATTGAATGTTTAGATCATCTGCTTCGATCCACCAGTAATGATCGTGTACTGCACAAGTACAAGTCATTCCGTATGCTTCGAACTGTTCGCCTTCTTTGAACTTGCCGATGTATTCTGCTACATTAACAATACGTCCTACATTCTTGGGATTAATACTAAAAACTATTACGGCTTTGTCGCCTTCTTCAACGTTCATTCTTCTTTTTTCTTTGGTTTACGACCATAGAAGCCGCCTTTAACTTGTAAATCTTCAGTACGAGCAAATGGTTTACACTGTTGAATTTTTCCGCCATTTGCTAAAAATTCTTCTACTGCTTTTTTTGATTCTTCGTCTGTTTCGCGTGGTGTTGGATTCATAAATTGTCTTTCTCTTTACCAAAAATTAAGTGTGCGACCATTGCCAATAATAATCATACAGCATGTTACTACATGCAATATAATCCAGAACGTTCGAAAAGCCAAAGCCTTCTTTACATCAGTTTGTGATATAGGAAGGAACTCTGGCTTATCGTCGTCTGTAAGTCCAACGGGCATTCCGACAGTTCTAGCCCAAGTTCTGAGCCAACGTCTTTGCCCGCTCATTACAGTGAGTTCTTACGTTCTTGGATCTCTGCACGGCGTGACTTTGTTAGTTTGCCTAGATCACCTAGTGCGCCACGTGCTCGTGTTGCTGCTGCTTTTACGTTCTTAGTTTCCCAAGCTTCGTGTTCAGATAGGTAAGCATTGAATGCTTCTACAATTTGTTCGTGTTGTGTTTTATCGCTCATATTTTTTCTCCTGTAATATGTTCATAAATTTCCTTCCAGTTAACTACTTTAGTCATACCTTCCGGGATATCGTCGTGCATGTTAAATCCATGCTCCATCAGTATTGATTTTAAACCTAAGTCTAAGCCAAGTACTGCGTTTTCTAGTTTGTCTTCGATCCAGTATAATCCTGAATCACGATAGGGTTCAAGTGCAGCATCTTTTTCTGCGCCTGTATCTAAACAAACTAATTCTTCAAATGCTGTTTTACCAAACAGCTTTTCTAAATTCATTTTACGAAGCTTGTATGCATTAGGATCTAAACTCATACTAGTAATGCAACGGAATACATATCCGTGTTCTTCGTGTAGTCGTTTAACATAATACATTGCATCACGTAGTGCAGGGAGGAATCCCATTGCAGCACTTTCGTTAAATGTAATTACATGTTTGATTGCTTCTTCTCGAGTAATACCAAATCGTTTTGCAATGTCATATTCCCAATTGCCATTTTCAATTTGTGTGTATCCACGTTGTTCTAGCCAACAGCAGAATGCGTATTCCCAATTCATAACCACGCCGTCGCAGTCTGTAAGAATTATTTTTTTGCCTTCAAGATTATTATATTTCATAGTGCCTCTTCAGTTTCATATTATACATTACTATAACATGAACAGAAGTAGTTGTCAACCTATTTAATAATTAGGGAATCCATTAGCCTTTAGTACAGGTATATACTGCGCTGGCATAGATGTATAGCTGTTGTTTGCTCCGCCCCAACTGCGTTTAGTACCAATATCAACATGTATAAAATTGTCATAGCAGCCAATACCTGTAAATCCTGCATCAATTGCCTTTTGTATCATATCAATACGTGCTTGTACGTTAGAAGTCCCCCAGCGTATGTCTGCTGCCATTCGTCTCATATGTAGACTTTTAGAAGCAGCACCACTGAGTGTTGCATTATATGCCGGAGATCGATATCCGCTGCTCATTACGATAGGACGTCCTAAACTTATAGCAAAGTTTTCAAGTTTGGTCCATACTTCTGGTAATACTCTAGTATTCACACCCGGATTATACTTACGAATCCATTCTGATGTCGGTACTGGAATACTTGTATCAACTTGAGCGTCTGCACCTGTTGCGGCATCTGATCCTGGTGCCGCACCAGGTGGCTGTCCTGTATTTGGACTTACTTCGCGTCCTTCTAACGGATCATTTAGATAATAGTCACCTCCAGCAGCTTGTTCTGCTGCAATTCCTTCAAGTATACTTCTTGCTTCATCGTCACTGACGCCAACTGTATCGTCAAGTCCAAGTACATCAGCAATTGCGCTGCCAAGTGTCGGACCGCCATTTGCAAATACATTAGGTGAAAACGATACTGGTCTGTCTCCGCTAGTGTCCGAATCACCTTGTCTGTATAATCCTCTACGTTCCATTACTGTGCTCCTGGATTACTATAATCTATAGCGGGCGGCGGCGTTGTGCCTGAGCGATCAATAATTGCTTGCTCTTCCGGACTACGTGCAATTACTTGACCGGTTGCTGGATCAATTAAGTCTGCATTTGGATTTGCATTTTGTGATGCTGTTGACCCTTCTGGTCTTGCAAAAGGCCAACGCTTGCGTGGCTTACTCGGGTTTGGAATTTGATCAGGCGGGCCGCTTGGCGAACCTGCTGTTATCTGTCCATTTACTTCATTATCAAACCCTAGTTGTTCACCTTTTGCAAACGGTGTTACTATAGTAGTTGATCCTCTAAGTCCATCGTCTGGTCCTGCTGTTCCTTTAGCTTCCCAATAGTAAAATCCTGCTTCTCTCATTAGAACTTTTAAATCAGCAGGATCTTCTTCAACACCTAATGCTGCTAAAATATTAGCTCGTTCTGCATTTAAGTCAGCATTACTATCACCGCTTGGTTCTGCAATGCCGCTGCCGTTGACACTTACCGTACCAGCATTGATTGCCGATGCAATACTTCCAGCTGCTCCTCCCAATGTAACTGCAATCATTGCTCGTTGGAAGTCATTCATTACTCCGTTGGTTACAATACCCGATTCAGGATCTTCTTGCAATGTACGCAACAATCTAATGTCGTCACGTATACCTGTTAGTGCTGTTATGATCCGGTTGTATTCCGGAGTCATGTCTAAATGTTGATATGGATCTGCCATTATGCTGTGTTATCCTTTGGAGCCATTAGATCTGAAAGATACTTAGGTGGTGTCTTTCCGTTAGTTCCGCCCCAATACCTAAGAGGAAGTATACCAGATATATATCCAGCTGTCTGACCTTTCCATGCAATGTCTACATGCATACCTAAGTTGTTTAAATAACCATTTCCCATGCCAATCGCAGTTGCGCCAGCTGCTTTGCATGCTTCAGCAAACTTTATTATAACTACAAGATCGTTAGGTATAAGAGTAGATAGTTCTGTACCAGCGTCATCTGTTAATCTAATTTCAGCAGCAAACCCTTTGTCGTATCTATTAGATCCTGATCTATTTCTTCCAACAACGCCGCCTTCATTAGTCGAAACTTGTCCGCCGCTAGTGATTCGAACATTAACACCTGCTGTTGTTGCTGCTGTTTCTAAAATATTAAATAGCTCTGCTTGAATTGGCAGGGTCCTTGTTCCAGTCATAGAATATATGACCTTTCCTTCTGCTGAACCTGCCGTAATTGTAAGTTGGTCTAGTGGCACTGTGTTTTCAAAATATTTTTCACCGTCGAGACCTACAACTGCTTCTGCGTTGCCTCCGTAGCCTGGACTCTGTGTCTGTTGCCTTGTGGCTGTAGCAGATGGTGTTGGAGTAGTATTACTTAATGCATTATAATTTGCAGCACTAGTGTTTCCTAAGTTAGTTGGATTACCTATTTCAGCATTAATGATGTCTAGCATACCTGAGTCTTGTAGGTTGACATACTGTGCGGCGGCTGCCGCTATGTTAGCTGGATTAGGCACAACTGTGTCTGCTTGACGTGTATAAATTCCCTTAGCTCTAGTATCGCCTCTGTCTGTAATAATACGCAAGTCTGCTTGAATATCTTCAAACAAACTTGCTATTTCTGCTAGACATGCTTTGTGAGCAAGATCATAATCAATATGAACGTGATCTGGTGGACTACTGCCCGGATCAGTATCAATATCCGGATGATTAATTGTAGTTTGACCTACACCTTCCGTTGTTGATTCTTCAAATATGTTTGCGCCAGCGATTGACATTTATACTCCTCGCATTATAGTATAATATATTTATGCGAGAATTTATGCCATCTGAATATTGCTGGTAGTTGCTGTATACTGTTTAGCAATGTCTTGTTCAGTTTTTGCTACACAACTAACACTTGATGCTTGTATGTTAAATTTAGCATCAGGTGAAACACTAAACATAAATGGTGCTAGACCCATACCCTGTTGCTGCATAATAAGAACCATTGGCTTCTTAACCGTGTATGTTTTTGCATCTTCTTTTTCGAGTCTTGCTACAATTTCCTCGCCACTCGAAAGTTTAAAACTTACTGTATCGCCTTCTTTGTAAGGTGTTTCAATAATCATAAAGTATGTCCTGTTCCGTTATAACCTGTTTCTTCTAAGTAAGTACCTAACTGATCCTTACCGCCTATTGATGTTCCATTAACTTTAATCTGCGGGAAAGTACGTGCTCCGGGGAACATTTCTAGTACTTCCTCACGAGTAAAGTCTGTGTCTAGTTGAAAATATTTGTATTCTAATTCACGCTGTTCGCAAAGCCGCTTTGCTTGATCACAATGCGGACATGCTGGTTTGCCATAAATTTCAATCATAAACTGAATCCTTTAAAAGTGTCTGTGCTTACGTCCTGTTTAGTGCCACCACTAACATATGATGTAATTTCTGTTTCTTGCGGTGCCACCTGTACTTCACTACCACTGATCCATTTTTGTGTCCAAGGCAACGGGTTAGTCTTTGTAGTGTATGGCGATTTTAGATTTACGTTGGTCATTCGACGAGTGCAAATCCATTCAATATATCCACTCAACAATTCTGTGTTGAGTCCGATCATCGATCCGTCTTTGAACAGATACTCTGCCCAAGCCTTTTCTTGATCAACTGCTTCTACAAACATCTGAACACATGCTTCTTCTGTTTCTTCTGCAATCTTTGCATAGTCTGGATCATCTTTCTTGAGAATCTTTAACAACATCTGTGTGCTTGCAAGGTGCAAGTTCTCGTCACGTGCAATCAGTTTGATGATCTTAGCATTGCCTTCCATTTGCTTCATCTCTGCAAATGCCCAGCTACACGCAAAGCTTACATAGAAACGCACACCTTCAAGAATGTTAACACTCATTAGTGTAAGCCACAACAGTTTCTTTAGTTCATAAAGATCAACTGTAATCTTCTTACCGTTAACAGTATGTGTGCCTACGCCTAGCAAGTTATACCAACTGCTCATCTCAATAAGATCATCGTAGTACTTACTAATGTCTCCAGCACAATCAGCAATCTCCTCAATGTCCATCATTTCATCAAAGATTTTGCTAGGATTGCTGTATACATTACGAATAATATGTGTATAACTACGTGAGTGAATGGTTTCTGAGAATGTCCATGTTTGAATCCAGTTCTCAATCTCTGGCAAACTTACAATTGGTGCAAATGCTTCTACTGGTGCACGACCTTGTACACTGTCTAATAGGATCTGACGCTTCAAGTTACTAGTAAAGATATGACGCTCGTGTTCACTAAGACCTTTAAAGTCTTTGCTGTCTTTGGTTACATCAACTTCTTCTGGGCGCCAAAAAAATCCTAGTTGCTTGTCTGTAAGTCCATCAAAGCTTTTATACTTTAGCGTATCATAACGCTGAATTGTAGGACCGCCTGTCGGATCTAGAAATGCTAATACTTTAGTGTGGTCTGCTTTGTTTGCAGTGTTAAAAACGCTCATGTATATCTCTTACCCTTGTGTATCTGTGTATATAATATATAGTAACATGCCTGTTAAGGCATGTCAAGTCTTAAATAGTGCAGCTTTCACAATTTGCATCGTCAATTTCTACAACTTCAAGTTCGCCCATCAATTTGTTAACATCGACTTCGCCTTGTCCGTCATTAGTGTTAAAGTAATACAACTGCTTGCCGCCTAGCTTGTAGAACATCAAAAGATGTTGTAGCATTGTGCTCATTGGAATCTTTTCATCTTCAAAGTAAATTGGATTGTAACTAGTGTTAACACTAATGCCTTGGTCTATATACTTCTGTAGTACAGCCATAATCTTGATATAACCTTCTGGACTTTTTTGGTCCCATAACAAGTCATACTTGTTCTTCAAACGTTTATACTCGGGAACAACTTGTTTGAGTACACCGTGCTTTGATTGCTTAACACTGATCAAACTGCGTGGTGGTTCAATACCATTAGTTGCATTTGCAATCTGTGCGCTCGTTTCAGCTGGCATAAGAGCCATTAGCGTACTGTTACGAATGCCTGTAGCTTTTAACTGCTTACGCAACCCGTTCCAGTCCATGCGTTCTTTGTGCTTAACTAACTCGTCAAGATCTTTCTTGTATGTTTGGTTAGGTGTAATGCCGTGACCATATTTTGTTTCCATGTTGCCACTTGGTGCGCCAAACTCTACTGCTAAGTCAGCACTTGCTTTGATCAAGTAGTACGACCACGCTTCTGCCCATTCGTCTACAAGTGCTAGTCCGTCTGCATCAATGTGCTGATAGTTCAAGTCATTCTTAGCCAACCAATATGCAAAATTAATAATGCCAACGCCTAAAGGACGGCGTTTCTCTGTGGATAGCTGCGCTGCTAGTATTGGATAGTTCTGATAGCTTAGTAGTGCATCTAGTCCACGTACTGCTAAACGACACACACGCTCAAAGTCTGCTGGAGTACGAATGTTGCCCCAGTTGATTGCACTTAGTGTGCATAGACTAATCTCACCTTCTGGATCGTTTAGATCTTTGAGTGGCTTGGTTGGCAAGTCGATTTCAGCACACAAGTTACTTTGTCTAATAGGCGCAACGTCAGGAAGGAATGCACCATGATCGTTTGCATTGTCTACGTTCTGTAGATAGATACGACCTGTGTTCTTACGCTCTTCCATAAAACTGCTGAACAGTTCACTTGCTGCAATAGTTTTCTTGCGTAGGCGTGTGTTGCGCTCTGCTGTTTCGTATAGTTCACGGAACTTGTCTTGGTCTGCAAAGAACGCTTCATACAATCCAGGCACATCAGCTGGTGAGAAAAGAGTAATGTCTCCGCCTGTAACTAGTCTTTCATACATCAACTTGTTAAACTGTACACCGTAATCCATATGACGAACACGGTTTTCTTCTGTGCCTTTGTTGTTCTTTAGCACCAGCATGTCTTCAACTTCATAATGCCATACCGGATAGTAAATTGTTGCTGCGCCGCCACGTACACCGCCTTGGCTGCATGACTTTACTGCTGATTGAAAATGCTTATAGAAAGGAATGATTCCTGTGTGATACGCATCGCCTTTACGTATAGGCGATCCAATAGCACGAATGCTGCCTCCACCAATACCAATACCTGCTTTTTGACTTACATACTTAACCACACTAGCGGCAGTAGCATTAATACTATCCAAACTGTCGTCAGTTTCAATAAGAACGCAACTACTGAATTGGCGTTGTGGAGTTCGTACCCCAGCCATAACAGGAGTAGGCAAACTAATATCGTGTAAGCTAATGGCATCGTAATATTCCTTCACCCATTGTAATCTTGTATCTTCAGGATAGTCTTGGAATAAACTTGCTGCAATAAGAATATAGCACATCTGCGGCGTTTCGAAGATTTCGCCGCTTACTCTATTCTGACACAAGTACTTGCCACGTAGTTGTTCCATAGCAACATAAGTTAATGCATCGTCACGCTCGTGCTTGATGAATGTATTAATTTTATCCCACTCTTCGTCACTGTATTTTGTAACAAGTTCTTCGTCATAAAACCCTGCGGCAGTGTTCTTGTCTACCAGTTCCTTAACATGCCAAGGTTCAAACCCCCCGTATACTTCTTTGCGTAGTGCATAATTTACAAGTCGGCCACCTACATATTGATAGTTAGGAGTTTCTGCACTAATAAGATCAGCGGCTGCTTTGATAAGTGTTTCTTGAATCTCTTTACTAGTTACTCCATTGTAGAACTGTATTTGACTTTTAAGTTCTACTTCGCTTGGGCTAACCCCTGTAATGTTTTCACATGCATAAAACACAACTTTGTGTAGTTTATCAATATCTAGAAGTTCTTTTGCGCCGTCACGTTTGGTAACTTGAATCATGTTGTTATCCTTTTAAATTTTTCTAATTAGTCAGGTATTTATTGTTGCGTTGGAAGAGCATGAACAAGTTCAGAACGTAAAGTGGTCGGCAATTTGCTTCTGTGTACATGTGTGTCTCCGTTGAATCCGATAACAATGTCGTTGACAAAAAGTAAGTAATATGTCTCCGAGTTTTCATTGTCTCGTGTAATATGTATCTCATAAGATGCTTGGGATAAAACATCAGTTAACTGCAAGGTGTAACAAATTGCAAGAATCTTAACAAAGGAACAATAATTATTTTCCTCTAATAACTCCCATGGATCTGGCCATGTGCTCGGAGTAAAAGGATCAGCGGCAATCAAACATTTAGGTGCCTGATTGTAGAAATCTATTGTATCCTGAATAGGATCTTTAGACTCCTCAAGGGCATGGCGAAACTCTCGCCAGAGTGCTAATCGTTGTTCATAGGATTTTTCAAACATTTATTATGACTTGATTTTTACCTTGTAGTGTATTGTAGCATTATCGCTTATTGTTAAGTTTAACATCATAATAGCTATTGTGTCAACTGATAAATCGCCATCTTCGTCATAATTTTGTGCTGTAAATTTAAGTTTTTCGGCATCGTTATACGTGCCTGTAAAATTGTAATCATCTGAGAAATTAAATGTATCATTTTCAGGATCAACAACAAGGCTCATCGTTCCAGTTCTCGTAGCTGTTATTACATTACTTTTATAAATGTATTCTATTTCGTATGCTTTAGCTTCGTCTGCTGGCAATCTAAATAATTTTGTATACTCACCTGACTGACCAATTGTAAGTTTGTGAGTAGTTGAAAACTCTGTAATAGTCGGTCCTTTAACTTCAGGATGATAGACTACTCCAGTTTTATATGCTTCGTCATATCCTAATTCTTCACTACGTTGGAACCAATCACCTTTACTTGAGTTTCGAATATCGTTATACCAAATAACTGCATGCTTTGCTAATAGATCACTGCCGCCTTCGTTACCGATACTATAAAATTTATTATTATTACTAATGTTATCTGTACCACTTACAATCTTAATTGCCGAAGTGTAGATATTGTCAAACTTACTATTAGTTATTGTATTGTTAATTGGGCCAGTAAGCATTCCACTTGTTCCAAGTATAGTAGATTCACCAAATACTATACCTTGCCATAGTGTATCAAACGTACAATTTAACCATACATTGTCTTTAATGTCGTTATTTGAATACACTGCATTTTGGAATTGTCGAATAGTAACATTTTCAAATAAGTTATTATTACTACTCACTGCTGTACTTAATGAACTTATTAATATTCCGTCTTGACCGCTTGCATTAGAGTCCCCTAAACTATACGATCCTTCAAGTATAATATCTTTGAATGTACTATCTTTACAACTTACTAATGATAATCCTGCACCGCCAGAACTTTTAATAGTTAATCCTGAGATATGAATATCTCTTGCTTGATTTAATGTAGTGCTGTTAGCATCATCAGCGTATACGCCTGGTGTGCTTGTTTCGTTTACTGTTTTAAATGCTGCAAAGGCACCTGAATTAATAACAGTTTTATCAACACCTGCACCTCTAAGAGTTGCATACGGCGGAAGATAAATTGTATTAGTAATATTATACTCGCCTGGTTCGAGTATAAGTTCTACTCTTGCCTGAGATTGTCCTTTGTTCGATGCATTAAGATACAACTGATCAATAGCACGTTGTAGAGCTACAGTTTGATTTGTTCCATCGCCAAATGCTCCGAAAGAACGTATGCTCACTCTGTCATCCAGTCTTGCTTGTAATGTGCGCAAGACTGGATTATTAGGCGAGTCACCAGTTTGTGTGTTTGTGCCGCTTTTATATTGGTACGTGTTTGCAAACTCAAATAAGTTATCATTTTCACTTAATAACTTAGTATTTCCTACAAATGGTGCGCCTTCGCTAACAGATCCATTACCGATAAACAGTTCTTGTGAGTCAACAGCCCAACCAAACTCGCCGCTTGCTAACTGTGGCAATCCGCTACCGGTGTTCTTTTGTCCTCTACGAACTTGAATTCTGCTGATGGAAACTACGGCCATACTAATACTCCTACGTTATTGTAGTAGTATTTATCCGTGCTTCTCATAATACTGTCGGCAACGATTCCACCATTCTTGTTCCCACTCTGCAAACTCATCAGGCCATAGATCAAACTGTTGATACTCGCCTGCACGACTACACATAAAGATGTGTCCTTCGCGGATGTCTGTACCGTGTACTTCGTTGTGACCTAGCGCATACGCTGTTAGCTGTAGATAGTAGTCTTCTACCCACTCAGGCTTCTTTGGCTTGTTGGTTTGCTTAAAATCGATAATGCAAGGATTACCTTTGTATTGTCCTACAAGGTCTGTTGTACCTGCAAAGATACCAGGAACATAAAGCGGAACTTCGCTGCCCCAAATCTCATCAACGTGTACCATTGCTTCGTCACGTATTACACATGCCATTGAGTGTGCTTGCTGTGCATAAGGATTACTGCCAGCGGTAGGCCACTCTCCTGTTTCGACATAAGTTTCAAGATAATGATGCATGCGTGTGCCAACACCACTTGCTTCAGTTACAATCTCTTGTGCTTTAGCTTCACCTACACGCTTCTTCCAAGCAATAAGGTGCGACATATCCTTAGTACCACTAAGAATAGTTGTTACACTTGCTACAGGTGGATGACCGGGTGCTGCATAACGGCGCTTGCCATCTACTTCAACACGCTTTAATTTTTCATATTTGTATTTTTCTATAATTAAACTCAATTAATCATCCTCTGATAAGTCTATGTCATAATCTTCTAGATTGATGTGATGCATACCAAATGGATCGCTCATGTAAAAAGGATCTACAGTTGACAGTGGATCATCAATGCCTTCTACTGAATTTACTTCTGGAATTAAACTTGACATCATTTGTTCAATGCCATGTTTGAGTGTAGCAGTACTGCCTGCGCATCCGCTGCATGCTCCACTTAGTTCTACTAGTACAACACCGTTTTCAAAGCTAACAAAGTTTACTTCGCCGCCGTGTTGTGCTACTGCTGGTGTTACATACTGTTCCATTACTTCTGTAATGTTCTTAACTACGTCTTCGTAAGATCGTTCAGTCATAAAAAAGCTCCTATTAGTGTATATAATAACACCAAATAGGAGCCTTGTCAACCGTTATTTAAAGTTCTGCGCCTACGTCTGTAGCGTTCTTTGCCATCTTGCCCACAGTGTCACTTGGACGTCCTGGGTTGCCTGGTACTGCGCCTGCGACATCATCCACTTCGCTTTGTTTGAACTCAATCTTATCTTGATCAAAGTTGGTTACAAGTTGTTGTAGTCTAGGATCTGCATCGTACATTGCTTTGAAGCTTTCATAGTCAAAGTTTCCTTTGCCTTGATTGCGCATGTATTTGTCTAGTTTAGCAATAGATAAAGCGGCCACTCCGGCCGCTTTTTGTTGACGTAGTAGAGCGTAGATAGCATTGCTATCTACAGCCTCATTTACTTTTTTTTTGAACGCTCGATTGACTCACGCTTTTCACGTCCGCCTAGTTCTTCACCGCCGGCTGCTGCATCTGCTGCTCCAAATTCGTCGTCTGCTGCTGGCTCTTCCATGTCCATGTCCATTTCACCATCAACAGTTGGCTCCATATCCATGTCTGGCTCTTCTGCACCCATAGTGTCTACTGGTTCAGCTTCGCCTGTAAGCATACCAACACCTTGTGTTAGTGTAACTCGTGTTGTTTCCATTACACCATACATTGCTTCCAGTGCAGGCTTAATTGTATTTGTAAATGATTCAGCTGCTTCACTGCCCATTTCGTCACGGATTGCATCAGCAAGTTCTAACATTGACTCAGTTTGCATTTCTGCTGTGTCTTCCATCCAACCAGTAACACGATCAACCATGTCCTTAGCTGCCATTACTAGCTCTGCTTTGTCTTCTTCGCCTTCATTAACTTGCTCAATTGCTTCGTCAATTGCAACTGCAACATCATCACGCTCGTTAAGTGCAGCATTAAGAACATCCAAAAACATTTTGTTCTTAGAATATTCTGTGTTTTGTACTGCATCGAAACTTTCAGTTGTTTCTACGTTGAATACTTTTGTACGCAATTTATTACGAGCATCTTGTAGTTGCTCTGTAGTAAACGCATCAATATTAATCTTTGAACCAAAGCGTTGTGCTAGGCTTTCATTTAGTTTTGCTGCCGTAACTGGCTTTGAAAATTCTCTAATTTGCATTTTTTTATTCCTGTTGATAGGTGTTCTATAATATATTTATCACTTAACAAAAAATATAACGATCTAAAAGACTGCGTACACGCCGTGACTCTTGTATAGCAACATCTAGTCTAGTTTCTCTTATTTCTCTTTTACTTGCGTCAGTTGTATTACGTATTGAATTTCTATAGAAAAATGCATCATTGTAATGTTTTAACATTATATCGTCAAATTCTATTGCAGTTTTTGTAATGTCAACGCCTTGTGCAAGATTTTTAGCAATAGCAATTGCTGTTGTCTTAAAATAGGTTCTTACTACTTGTTTATTCTCTTTAGCGTCATATATCAAATAGCCTTTAGGACTTTTACGCACCACAATATGCTTGATTCTAATACTATTACCTCTTTGATGAGGGATAGCACTGTCTTCAAGTCCTTTGTTAACAATTTCTTCGAGGTCATGTAATAGATTTTCAGTTGTCATTCCGTATCACCACTATCGTTCCACTTTGTGTTTGTACTTTACTTATTATACTCTTACGAATTAGATTATTGATAATGGTTTGTTCGCGCTCTGGAAATGATCCGAGCGGGCGGACATCGTCGATAGTTTCCAAAAGAGCTTTCTCTTCATTGGTCATGTATATCTCATCTACGATGTCTATAATTCTCATTTGATTGATCGTAACTGCTGTTGCAGTCCTCTTAATTGGTCTTGTGTAGCTTTAATTTGTGCTTGAACTTGTTTCTTTTGTTCTTGCTTGGCTCGCATAGCTTCAGGGCTCTTGTCGTCTGCAGGTGGGGTGTCACCCATTTGTTGTCCAACTTTACTGCCTGCTGCCTGTGCTGCTGCTTGTCCAGCTGCTTGTACTCCAACCTTTGCTGCATTGCCAACACCTCGAGCTACTGCGCCGCCTACTTTTGCTGCACCTCGGGCTAATGCTCCGGCGCCTGCGGCAGCTGCTCTGCCAACGCCTGCGGCAATAGCTGGAATTACTTCGTCGGTGCGTTCTTCTGTTATTTCATCTATTCTCATATTCTTGCACCTCTTCTATTTCTAGGCTTAATTCTTCTACGTCCAGTGTTCAATCTCTTTAACTTTTGACTTGCTGGATTAGTACGCTTTGTACGTGTACTCTTAATACTTATCGTCTTGCCTTTGCTGCGTCTAGTTTTCTTTAGCGTGTTTGACGCTTTAACATTCTTAGGAGCATTGCATGTTGCAGGCTTTGCAACAATACGTCCTTTGCGTGAGCCACTTGTACAGCGATACTTGCGAACTGTTTTGTTTCCGCTCTTACCAAAGATAGTAGTAACGCCTTCTATAAGCTCACGTAATAGCATTATCTTCTTCTCTTGTTCAGAGCTTGTACTCTTTTACTTGCTGGATTAATACGTTTGGTCTTTTTGGCCTTGCGGGCCATTCTTCCGCCAAGTCTAGCTTTGGTCTTTTTAAACTGCTGGCGTTTCTTAATATCAGGCGCTGCGAAGCATTGTGCCATCTTAGCAACAATGCGATTTTTGCGGGGACCTGAAGAACAACGATACTTGCGAACAACCTTTTTGCCTGAGCGGGCCCAAGTTTGTCCTTCGTCTAGATCTTCTTCTGTGGGGTCAATAAAAAACTCACGTAATAACATATAGTTATTTATCGTGAGTGGATTAGAATTTCATTAATATGACGACAACTGTTGAAAGTAAACCAGCAATTACTGTTCCTGCTGTGCCAACTAACACTTTGGTCATTGAGTTTTGTCCAGATTTAATGTCTTCGTGTATTGATTTAAGTGTTGTTTCAACTGTGCTTAGACGATTATTTAGATTGTCATAACGCAATGCGCACAGATCAACGTGTGCTTCTAAACTTTCTTTTTCTAAACTTGTTGTCGCAATCTTGTCAGACATATATAACTCCGTAAATGGTTAAAGTAAACTCTCAGTTAGCCTTTAGTGTGTTTTAGTTATGATTAATATGCCTGGTAGATTTTAACACTACAAAGTTATTTATCATCTATTTGAAAAGATATGTTGGTTAACGCTGTATTTTTGGTGATAAAATGTGCATTTTCAAACTTTGTTGTTTCATCTAACTGTGTAATGATTGGTATTAGATCAAAGTCATTTACTAGTGTTTCAATGTCTAATGCGCCTTCATATTCCATATCAAAGACGTATTTCCATACACTTTGTTTGGTCTTATATGATGTTCCTAGTCCTAGTTTACTAGGCACTTCTTTAACAACTTCAGGTGCTTTAACATACGTTGGATTTACTCTCAACCCAATTGTTTGCATAACTGTAAGGAAGTTTTGTTGCTGGCGAAATTGTTTAGGATCTTCGCC